CATCGACCAGCGCAGCTAAAACAGCGTCAACAGTGGTGCCAGAAGCGATCACAAGCTCTAAAGCGGCTCTTTGGCGGGCCTCTTCGTCTGTCTCTTGCGCGTCTCCGACGCTGGCAGAGAGCGCATTTGTGACGCCGTCCCAGCCGGATATGCTTGTAACAATCTCATTGATACTGCCCGCTGTGGCCTCATAAGCACCAGCCAGCAGGCTTTGAGCCGTGACTGTGATCGTGGTTTCGGCATCGTCAATACTGGCTGTGCCTGGGCTGCTGGTTTCGTCGTCAGTGTTATCTGTGCGATCTGGGTTCAGAAATTCGACCCAATAAGAGCCGGTGTTTTTGGCGGTGATGGGGAATGTGCCATCGTTGACGCCGTTCGTTGACCCGGTGATCGTGATTTCGTCACCAACCGCAACGGGGGTTAAATTGGGCGTGCTGTTGAAATTGACGCGAACTGTCGTGCCTGACTGCCAGAGAATATCATCAATGTCCAGAGCGCTCAGCAAAGTGGTCAAAGCTGGGATCTCTGCCTCTGCCGTAGTCTCCCAAACCACGCCCGTGGCGCTTTGGCGGGCTTGACTGCCTGCTTCGACCGTCACCGGATTGGTGGAGGTGGTATTTGTGAGCGTGAGAGTAACAGTGCTATGGCTCTGCAGTACCCGGCTTTTGCCGATCAAAGCGATCGCATTGTCTAAAGAGGCGTTCTCGGAGGTTTCGCGAAAGCCCGAATAATACACGTCGCTGATCTTCTCATCAACAGCAGCAATCCGATCCGCTACAATGCCCAAAACGATACCGATGTCTGTGTCTCCGGTGATCGGAACAACCATGCCCGTCTCTTCTTCGATTGCCTGGGCCAATTCTTGCAATTCGACATTGGCAGGGATCGGCAGATAGCCTGTAGTTAATAGTCCGTAGGTCATACTGAAACCGTTACCCCGTCTTCTCCGTAGATGTCTTTGAATTTCACGACAATGCTGACGCTCTGCTGGTCTGCGCTCTGCGTGCAGGTCACTTCGTTGATGGTGCGGATCTCTGGAATCCGCTGCAGGTCGTTAAATACGTCCCGTTCGGCTGTGGATTTGACAAAATCTTTGATCAGGAATTTGCCCTTGTAGTCCGGGCCCAAAGTGGGATCAAGAAACCACTCCCCGCGCATTGTTTTTAGGCGAAACAGAACCCGCTGCTTAAGCGCTTCTCGGCCTTCAATGCGCGTGAAATCCCCGTTTGACTTGCGCACAAAGCGCCCGTTGGTGATCTTGAATCCTGCCATTTAACTGCTCACAAAAGATTTATCAGATTTCACGTTTTGCATTGCCCCAATCGGTGTCAATTGCCCTGGCGGCAATGGCAGGGCCACAATTGCAATAATTTCATTCATTTTTGCTGCCAAGGCGTCAAAGTTTGACTGTGACTCATTGCCCTTTGCGGCAGGGTTTGAGGCCCCGTCAGAACCTACGTCGAAGCGGTCAACGACATATGAGACCTTTTTACCGTTGGGTTCAACCACGCGCTTTTTACCGTTGCCAAACCACGAGATCCAGTTATCCGCGTGCGCTTCGCCTTCGTTTGCCCCTTCGGGAAACAGGCGCGGTAGGCAGATAGCAGAGCTTTTGTTGAAAATCTCAGTATCTGCAGGGCTCACCGGCTCTTTTCCGTTGCTCAGGAACCACTCGGCAATATCTCGCTGGCAGAATATGAGCAGGCAGGGATCCCCGGCTTTGAGCGGGAACAGTTCAGCAAATACGCTGCCGCCCGGGAACCAAACCGGCGTCTCTTCGAGCGGTGGCCATTCGTTCTCGACCAACTCACTGCCATCGCCTTTGATGAAATCCGAGATATTCACAGAGCATTTGGCGGTTTTGCTGTCGGGATCGTAGGACTCGATCACGCCGGGAATGGCCGTGCTGATCTTTCTCAGCCTGTCCTCGACAATTCGCTGAGAAGACTTCTCAATCGTGCTGATTTCGTTGGTCATTCCTGATAATCCGTGCAATAGCTTTCAGTTGTAAAATCGCTGTCACCTGTGGTGTCGCCCCGGTGGACAAGGTGCCTGACCAATACCAGGGCCAAGAGGTAAGCAGAATCGACCGTGATTAATTTGCCCGGCACAATCTCGCTGTTGAGCTGAGAGATGACCTTGTATCCCTTCTCAATCCGCTCAGGACTGCCAATCAGGCCCGTGGTCGGGTCGAGGTAAATCACGTTTTGGTCAAGCGCCAAACCTTTGGGCCAAATGTTGATCGTTTGGCCCTCAATATTGCAGTTGAGCCCCGCTTTATTGATCAGCTTTTCTAAGCTGTCTTTGGCCAGGCCGTGCAGGATCGTGGCTTTGTCGTTTTTGCGCTCTTTGGCCTGCTCTTGCTTGATGTTTTGGCGCTGTACATAGTTTTTGCGCTGCTGCTCGATTGAAACAGCGGCCTTTTGCTCTTGAGTTTGCCGGGTCTTTTTGACCACTGTTTTGGTGGCAGGTTTGAAGCCAATAGTTTGGATCTTGCCTTTGGCCAATTGGTTCAAAGCCTTAAGCTCTGTTTGAATGGCAGGGGGCAGGGTTAAGCGTTTGAGAATGTAATTGATGATCTCAGTCTCAGAAGTGCCCTTTTTAAAGGTCTTGCTGATCGTGAGAGTGCGCAGGGCCGCGCCGCCGTCTTTGCAAAAGACTTTGGTTACCCATTCGGTGTTTTGGTGCTCATTGCCAGGAAGCTCAATATTACCCTTGAAGATCTGGGCATACTTGCCAGCATAGCCAGCATAGAGCGTCACAACCGTGTTTTTTTTGTTGAAAAACTCCCGGCTTTTGCCTGCGAGGTTATAGATCTCAAGATCCAGTTCGTTGGGCGTGGTGTCTGCGCTTTTCTGGACTTCAAACTTACACTGAATCCCAAACAGGCCTGGGCTGGTGATAATCTCAATCTCTTCTTTGCCATCATTGGCAACGATCTTGACTGAGCGGCCAAACTGATCAGAGTCCGTCATCGTAGACCATCCTGATTCTCACGCCCAAATCTGTTAGAACAGGCCTGACCGTCTTATCGCCGGTATCTATCAACCAGAGAAAGCCGGGGGGCTTGTCGGGGTGTGGGCATCGGCTTAAAAGCGAGTAATCATAGACCGCTTTGGATGTCCAGATAACTTCATCATTGGGGCTGGTTAATTGGTAAATCCAATATTGCCCGCGCACATTGGGCCAAAAGTTGAAGCGGTACAATGAGCCAAAGAGCGGGGCCTGAAAGGAAAACGGCTCTCCATTGGAGCGGGGTAAAGTGACTTCAAATATGCTCATGATGGGCCCCTTGTCCAATCGCCTGCCGGTGCGCCTGCGGGCTGCTTAACTCTCAGAGTCTTGTCTGTCAGGCTTTGCCCGGCCTGAGACACGGGGGCAATGCCGGTGTTTTTGGATTGAGCCATCTTTTGACGTGCCGCTTCGTCTTGCATTTTCTTGGTGTCGATCTGCTTTTTGGCGGCATCGACGGAGGTGCGCTTAAGCTGAGTAAAGCGGATGTGTTTAAGCTGAACGCTGAAATTGAGGCTTTTTCCGTCGTTTTCAGCCTCAGACCAGACCGGCGAATAATTTATAATCGCCATGTCGGCATACAGCCCACGAATGGCCCTGGCGTCCACGCTGATAAGCTCGGACTTTTCCCAGGCCTGGATCATGCGCTCATGAAAAGCGGTGTGATCCCCTTTGAACTCGGGATCGTAAAACTTATTTTCCTCTTGCCCTTCCAATTCGGACATAAACCCGGTGAGGTTCAGACTGATCGGCACGGGCCGAATGTGGTCGGTGGTCTCTGCTCCCTCTTCAACCTCTAATTCGGTGACATTGGCCGAGTAATTGGGCGCGATCTCCGATGTGCAATGGATCCAAAATTCTGTATTATCCGCAAAGAGAAAATATACTTTGCCTTCGTCTCTGACGATTGCCACAGTTCAATTTTCCTTTGTGTGATATGATTTCTGAAAAGTGCCAGAGGTGTAAAATGCTGAAAAAGCTGCTTATTGCTGTTTCGATTGCTTCTTTTTGTCTGCCCGCTTGGGCTGGGGATTGGGAGCCATTTAATGGCGATCTGACGCTTTGGGGAGAGCCTTACACGTCCGATTCAATGACAGAATCTTTAAATCAGATCATCAAAAGCCATCAAACCGTAGAATCTTTACTTGATCACCTTATTGATTCGCTTTCGTCAGGCGAAATAAACGAAACGTCTTTGCTGGCCACAAACCTAAAGTCAGCACTCAGAATGGCGCAGCAAAAAGGTTATGGCTCAGCAAAGTTTGAAAGATGGCGATGGAAATACATAAAAGGCGCATGTGACAACAAAGTGATTGTTTTTTATGCAACCGTTTTGCACTCATCAAAGAAGCATCTTTTTGGCTTTTACCTTTCGGCTGGGCCAGGGGCGATAGACGAATCAGGCATAAATCGCGGGTCAACAGGAGAAGAGTGTCACTAGGGCCTTCTTATCAGGCAATCCCGTTGGTATAAGTCGGCAAACCGATTTGAACCCTGTTTAACCCACTTTGAACCCCTGTTTGGGCCGCCGAACCCGCTTTTCTTGGGTCGGTTTGACCGTAGAAGTTTTGGTTAAGCTGCACAGAGGCAGAAGAGGTCTTGAAAGCCCCGCCTTGGTTGGGGGCGGGCATTTGGTTCATAAATTCTGGCTTAATTCTCATATAAATACCATTGCCACCCAAATAATTAGGGGTTTCTTTGTATCTTTGGTTAAAACCAAGCTGACCCTTTGTGTTTCTGCCTTCATTTGTCGATGCGTGTATTAATGATTGCCCACCAGGCCCAACAACGCCGATATGAGTCAACCCTGGGGAAAAGAACAGCTCATTATTGCCGGTTAACTGATCTTTGGTTACAAATTCAACCATGCCGCTATTTTTCAGCATGTTGTATGTTTCTGGAACGGATGCGTTCATTTTGTCCAAAAGGGATTTTGTGCCGCCTGCGTCTGCTACAACTTTTTCGGTTGAAATGGCGCAAGCATTGCCCTCAACATAAAGATCTCTAACCTTAAAGCCGCTCATGCTTGCGCCTGATTTTGCCCACATATCAGCCTGAGACTGGCCAACCCCACCGGATTGAAAATTTCGGGCAGTCAGGCCGATGTTTCCAGGAGTAGCGTAGCGACCGCCACCCACCGCATTCTGGAACCCCCCACCACCGCTGCCAGCCGTGCCGCCATTGGGATCGCTTGAGCCTCCAAGTAGATTCACAACACCGCCGACGATTGGATTAGAGCCAGCCAGGGCATTTAAGAACTTCAAGATAAGCGGATTGCCGATCTCTTTTTTGATATGGTCAAACCAGAGTTTGGTCTTTTGGTAAATATCATTTACTTTGATATAAATCTTCTGATAACCAATTGAAACGGCTTCAATAAAGACTTTATTCCAGTAATACCCATCTTTAATTGCCGCGCTCAGCTTTGGCCATCGACCTGTAAAGCGTACAAGCGCAGAATCGCCGGTGTTGAGATAATAAACAAAGTCAGCCAAGACAGCCGCAAGCATGATGATCACGCCGCCTTTGGCAATTGCAGCCAAGCCGCTTTCAGCAAAGAACGCAGAGGCCCCCAAAGTCTTGAACGATGTAGAAAGCAGACCGATATTTTTGATCATGGCCAGATAGCTTTGTCCGACTGTTTTAGCCATCAAAACACCCATGGCCACGCCGACCAATTTAAGTCCGTCAGCAAGGGAACGACTGATTGAAGGCAGGTTAAGCCGCGCAAAAATGGCAAACTCACGAGTTAAAGGCGTCCATTGCTTGAGCAGATCAGACGATCCTTTGATCAAGCCCTGGACGGCGCTTTTCATGCCGCCTTGCCAAATCTGCCATTTCAGATTGTCAAACTGATCTTGCAGGTTCGACATTTGGCCGCCGGTAGTTTTAGCCATTTCTTCCATCGTTTTGCCAAAATGCTTAAATGCGAGACCTTGCAGGGCTTTCTCAATCTCTTTTGAGGATCGCCCAACCGTGTAGGTTTGATTTCGGAAAGAAATGACCGCTTTATCCCCGGCCATGCTCAAATCAATACCGAACTCTTTAAGCCTGCGGCCTTGGCCCATGACGCCATCTGCCACAGCCTCAACAAAGTCATTGATTTTTTTGCCGGGGATAGAGGCAGCAATACCACCATAAGCGCGCATAGCTGTTTCTGAAGCGTCCAAGCCCACGTTTTTAAGGCGAATATACCCCTGGATGATCTCATCAAGAGTGTACGGCGTCTGAAGATTGAACTTTTCCAGCGCTTTAAACTGAGCAAGAGCAGATCCCGCATTCATGCCGGGCAGATTGCGCAATCCAGTCATATAAGACTCACGCTCGACGCCTGTATCATAGACAGACTTGGCACCCGCCACAGCCCCGCCGACGCCCAATGCGCCCGCCCCGAGGCCCATCATGCCTAATCCCATGCCGCCCATGCCGCCACGCAGAAAAGCACTTGACTTGGCGCGCTCTCTCTCTGTGGCCCTGGCAGCAGCTACAGCGGCCCTTGCTTGGGCAGCAGATGCCCTTTTGGCTTGGTGTATCTGCGTGTTTAAATGGCGCTCGTTTGCCCTGTCCATTGCAGCGAGAGCGCGGGCATTGGCTGCCACTTGGCGATTATAGGCCAGTTCCTGCGCTCGCAACTGCTTTGCGGCTTCTCGCTCTTTGGCTGCGGTGATTCTGCTTGCATTGCGGATCTCTTGGGCCAATTGCCGCTCTGCATTTATTTGCAGCCTTTGATCAAGACGCTCACTTGCTTTTGCCGTGTTTTCAGCAGCCTTTACCTTTGCCGCCTCGGCCTTTTGATGGGTAGCCAATAGCTTTAGGGCTTCTTTGCGCTGATTCTCGATCTGCCGCTGGTATTTTTGCAGACCACGCTCGTCGACTTTGTAACCCAAAAGGGTTACTGCTTCATTTAAAATCATTGCTGCCCGCTCACTCTTTGATGTTCCATTAAAAGATCCATTGCGTCACAAATACGAGGCCATGACCATGTTTCTGGATCACAGGCCCCGTTTGTTGATAGCCAAATAAACCACAGCTCCCAATATTTATGGACTGTGGAGGTGATATTTAGCTGCTTTCCTGGTTTGTCTGATCCGCTTGTTTTTGGGGTGTTTGAGCCCCATGACCTAAAAAATCGTTGTGCTCGATAATTAAATCACGGATAATCTCAATTTTTACCCAGTTTTTACCGCTGAAAACAGCGTCAAATATCGCCTCATTCGACAAATGGCCTTTGTTGCTTCGGGTAAAGGCGAACAGTTCTTTGTCTAAATCGCCCTCAATATCAGGGTTGATCGCCTCTTGAATTTCGGCCATGGCCTTAATATTTGCGCCCTGGTCTTCATATTTAGAGGCGATTTCGTTCATCTCTTTTTCAAGCTCAGCTTGCTCTGATGGAAGCAGTTCTTCAGAGGCCAATTTGGCCGCCAGTTCCTGCATCCGCTCGTTCTCAGCTTTGCTCATGCGATTGGTCAAATCCACACGGGCTTGACCAATGGCTTTGAGCTTTGCAGCGTTTAAGCGCTTGATAATCCGAGACACCCGCGCCGCTTTGGTACCGGGGTGGTGAGAGATCGACAGCTTTAGGCCGTCGTCAAAATCCACGATCATATCCCCTGTGCTGGGGTCGATAACTTTAGAAGAAACTGTCATTCTGTAACCCAACCTCAGACACAATCAATTGCCCAACCAAAAAGCGGTACGTAAGCAAGCCGATTTCACCGCCACGCTCACCGTCCGGCTGTTTTTCCAGGCGGCACTTGCTTGCGACCAAAAAGGGCACAAGCTCCAGTTCGTTGGTTTTGATAATAAAGCCAACGTCAGAAGAGATCAGCGATTCGCCAGCGAGATCGGCAATCACTGACGATTCAGCCAGGATTTTGCAGATGGGGCTGGTGTGCAATACGCTGAATTCAATAAAGCCGCTCTGATTGGCGCTGATGGAGAAGTGAGCACCACCATTCAGGTCTGTTTTGAGCTTTGTGCGTTCCACAAGACGGCCATATTTAAACCAGCTTTGACCATCTTCAGCGGTGGGAACAATCTTCTTAATCCCGCTGATGGTTTTCATTGAGACATCATAAGCGCTGATGATATGGGTCGTGCTTTCGACTAAACTAAATGCCATTTTTCCTTACCCCTTATACGATCTGGATTTCGGCGCTGGCATCGACAGTCAGCACGCCATTTTTAAGCTGCCCAAGGATGCGGCAGCCCGCGAATTTAAACAGGGCTTTGTTGCCCGCTGAGATTTCTGTGAATTTGGGAATGATCACCTGCACCGGCTGATCTGCTTCGGGGTCACCGCGCAAGATGCCCTCGCGCACCATCCGCTGAGCCAAGGCCACCAATTCGGCGCCCCAAGCGTTCAGACCGTCCTGGTCGTAAGGGGGCTTCTTGCTGGATTTGATAAACAGCAGGCCTGCTACCTGAATCTCATTTTTGAAATAATCCAGATCGCGGGTGGCCTCTGCCCGTTTGCCATCAGCGCGCACGCCTTTGCGAACCATGTTAAAAGCGGAATCAGTGGGGCTGAATCTGCGATAAGTATTCAGGGCCCGGTTTTGCAGTGTAGTCACTTCAGAGGCTGTCAGCGTGTCGGCTGTGACGCCCTGCAGTGTCATGTGAGCCAGGGCAATCTGGCCGGGGGCAGTGGCGAAATATTGAGCCATGGCTGCAGCGTTGATAAACTCGGTGGTGTCGGCATGGTAAAAGCCGAGCGTACAGCGGTACCCCTTGGCGAAAATATAAGAGGCAATGTTGGTGGTGTCGGCGTTGTCTTTGGCCCCGGCTTCATTGGTTGCGTACCAAAGGAATTTGCCCGTGCCTTCCAAAGCGGCAGCGGCAGAGAGAATCAGGCCGACGTTTGTGTCTACTGTGCAGAGGCCGTACCAGAGGTTTGTGTCATCTTCAGCAATGGCGTCGGCAATATCATCGCCTGCGTGGTGGCCTGCGGTGGTGGTGCCGACAGCAACGGTAGGCGCTCCAGAGCCGGAGGTGGTGATAGAAATATCCAATTCCCACTCTGAGTCAGCAGTAGCGGTGAGAACAGAAGTGCCATCAGAAACGCAGGTAGCCACGCCGTCAAGCGCTTGAATGGCTGCGGCCAAAGCGGTCAAGGTGTCGGCGTTTGAGCTGGCATAAGTCCAAGTGTCGGTTTGACCGTTGATAACAAAGCTGCCACCGTGGCCGGAGCTTTGAGCGCCGCTGAATGTGATTGTTTTGACCGTGGCAACGTCAGCGGTGCGCTTCACAACCCAGACATTATCTGCCTTTTCGTTTTGGGCCACCATTTGATTGAAAGCGGCCAGGGTGTCGCCGTCGCCCAAGTCCGTTTCAACCGTTGCCGCGCCCTCTGCGCTCAACTCATATTCGACCGCCTGAACGCCTGAAAAGGCTGAACCGGCTGTGTCTGCGGCAGCTTGAAGCAGCGCAGGAACCGAAAAATTACCAAGTGTCGTTGCCCCCACGGACTCCGATACGCTGGCATCAATAATCTCTGAAATAGCCATTTATTTGCTCCTGTTATGTGATTTCGCCAGCGATTTCGTCGGCGTCTTCGATTTCTAATGTGTAATCAAGCTGTTCTGCCGGATCGACGCTCTCGCTGATGAGTGCACCGGCATAGACAAACACGTCCATTTGGGCCCGACCCTCGACACGGGCACTTTTGAGCGCAGAAAGATCGCGCACTTCAGAACTGCGAATAATGCCGATCTGAGCGTCTATGAAAATTTGTTTAATGGTGGGGATGTCTCGGCAGCGGTCAACCTCAAGCATCTTTTCGTATGCCTCGGGGCCAAATGCCTGCACCGAAACCGGGATCATGCGGTGAGCACTCAGCAGGTATTCGCCTTCATCGGGATAGCCCACATGGTCAACCTGCCCGACCCGCTTGGCATTGCCAAAACTGACCATAAAAAAAAGCCCCGTTGGTTCGGGGCTGTTGTTTGGTGGCAGCTTTTTAACAATCTTGTTCGGTGCAACGTCGGTTGCGGCCTGTATCCACTCCGAGAACGCATCAAAGACGCGCTGCAATGGGATCATGGGTAGGCCGTCTTTTCATCGACCAGCAAAGCCACACCGGCCCAATGAGTTGGCGGGAACTTGGGATGCTTTGATACGATCTGCAGTTCATAATTGCGGCCATCGTGCGGGATGATGTCGCCCCGCGTCTTGGCTTCTTTGTCCACAATCCAAAGCTCATCATTTGACAGGATGCGAATCAGGCCCTGTGGGTGCTGAACGCCAAAGAGTTGCATCAGCTGCAGATCGCCCTGTTTTTTGATGTTGATCGGCTGAATGTGGCCGCTGATTTCAACTTCAAAGGTCTCAGCCTCTGCAGGCTCAAATTCACCGGCAACGTAGGCCCCTGCCGCCCATTCGCCATCAACGTAATCACCGGGATTGTGGCGCGTGATCGTGATGGTCTCGGCAAAATTAACCAGCACTGCGCTTGCCCTTTCTGACTTCGTGAGAGATTTGGTCGACATAGGCCGAACCGGATCCGGGCTCTGTGTCTACCAAAGGATCGTTGAAGCCCTTCTTTTTAACTGTGCTTTCAGCGTTGGGTACTTCGTTGTAGTCAAGAATTGCCTTCTGAAGCAGCCCGGTGTACCATTCGCCAACCTCATCAAGAGCCCGATCAATGCTCATGCCGCCCTGAACTTTCTGGGCAGCCAGAAACAGGCGTTTCTTGATGTCGGCCTGATGCTTGGTAAAAGTATCGCGGTGTACCGGCCTCTCGGGGATTCGCCCGTCGTCGGTGCCAAACTCCAGAGTTAAAGCCAATTCAACCAAGCTGAAATCCAATTCACCGCCGACAGCGAGATCCTGAAGGATGCCGACCGCGATGATTCGCCCTTTTAGGCCCCGGATGCTGGTCGTCAGCTTCTCTAGCCCAAGGTCTTTGACCTGAAAGGCTTGGTTAGCCACGATAGCCAAGAACGCGGGGGCTGTTTCGAGCAACCCCGCGCAAAAGCGCTTGATACTGAGCCTCTAGATCATTCGCCCCGCTGCTTATGCTTTCGCTTGAGCCGCTTGAGAAGTATTCGATCTCAATATCCATATCTTTTTTCCGCTTGATTTGGCCACCGCTCCCATCCGCTGACGTGATCAAGCTGGAAACCAAAAGGCTCCCAGCTTTGTACATCAGTCCCAGGTCTGCCCGGCTTCCCAATTTGCACACAGGCACCATCAGCCGAGCATCTTCAATGAAGGCGTCGATCCGATCTGCGTCATACGTTGCGAACTGTGGATACCGAGCCAAAAGCATGGCGCGGATGGTTGCGGTTGCTGTGGTCATGATTAAGACATGGTGGTGAAAGCGATAGGCCCACCGGTGCCGTATTTGTAAACAAACAGACCGGCCAGGTTCATCAAAACGGGCACGAAATAATGCACGCCTTTGACTTGGACGGGGAAAAACTGAACATCGCGGGGGAGCATAAACTCGCAGACCTCGGCGGTGCGTGGCAGGGCCACAGCAACACGGGCAGAGATGAGAGAGTTTACAGAGCTTGTAACGCTGTCGAGATAGCTGGATTTGAGGATTGCACGAACAGAGGTGTTATTCACCAAATACTGAGCGATGCTGATACCCGCATTGGTCAAAGGGCCAGCCATAAAGGTATGGCTGGTGGTGTCCATTGCCAGGATTTCAGAGGCAAAATCTTCTGTATCCTTTTCGGGCTCACTTACCAATTCGATCAAATCGGCAAGCTTGGCATCGTTGGTAGCAGAGCCCCAAGAGCCGCCAATTGTGACGGGGTTCAAGGCTTTACCAAACAAACCGGGCGCAGCATGGGCGGTGGTGTCATCGCCCCAGGCCACTTGGTTTTTTAGTTTGGTTGCTGCTCTCATTGTGGCCATGCGCTTGGCGGAACCCAAATCGATCACGCTGGAACCGTTGCGGGCAGAATAGGCGGCAGCTTCGAGATCTTCCTGAGTCCAGCCCATGCCTGCGGCATAAACAAAGACTTTGTGAGGGGTCTCGCTCAGAGTTGAGCCGACTTCTTGAATGTCGGTACCGGAGCCAGTCAGCAAGCGGAACTCACCCGACAAATCGATCTCTTGATAATTGATCGAGCGGGCCCCGGGGCCACCTGCACGATTAACCACAAAAGCCTGCTCTAAAATGTCGGCTTTTTCGCGGTGAGCAATCACTTTGAGCTGAGCCAGGGTGTGGATCAGAGAGCGAGAGACAAAGTTTGTCTGAGTGCTGTCTAATTTGGTATCAATGGACAATTCGCGCTCAATACGGCGGGTCATTTGCTCATTGCTGAAAGCGTCGGCGCGGCGTTGCTCTTTGGTGTTCTCCAAATAGATTTCGCGCTCTTTTTTCAGATCTTCGAGGTAGTCGGCGCGGAAGATTCCGCGATCATTGACAACTACAGGAATATTGGTGGATGACATTGATCAGAAACCTTCCTAAACGTTATTGATAGCCAGAACGCCCAAAGCGCTAGAACTCATTACTTGTTCGACTTTGTAAGTGCCAGCGGTGAGAGCAATCGCTTTAACCGGGGCAGAACCAGCAGCGGTGCTGAGCATCCCGCGCTTTTTGTTGGCCGCGCTTTCTTCGTAGAAGCGCACATAAACAGTGCCGCTGACCGCGATGGCGCCATCGGCCTGGATTGCGATATTGCCCTTGCGCAGAGCGCCGACAGCTTCGGTGTCTTCAAAGATCACGGAGCCATCAGATTGAGGCGCTAATTCTTCGGCAACGCTTGGGCCAATGATCGACAGGGTACAGGTGTTGGCCAGGGTTGCGGTGGCCTGAGATCCGCCCAAGGTAACGACACAAGAAGAGACATAAATGTCGGTTTCAGGGTCGGCCAAAATGGTAAGAGTTCGATTGGATGCTCCGCCCACGGTTGCTGACAAAATTCCGTCAACCGCTTCCAGTTTTGCCTCAATCAGACCCATGGTTGTTGCGTGGTCGCTGTTGAATACCGTAGCGCTCAGGGCTGTGGTGACGCCATTAACAACGATTGAGACAGCCACGCTGTTTGAGGTGATTAAATCACCGCTAAAAACAATGGTTGCCTGATTGGAGTACAAATTAGAAAACAGGGTTTCTGCGGCATCAGTGGCGCCAACAAAGCGGGCCAAGGCAATGCCGTTGCTGTCGTCAACTTCACCGCTGACGATCTTGGAATTGAGGCGATCTGAAACCAATTGACCTTCTGTGAAGGTGTTGAGGCTTGAGTTATAAGTAGTTTGAGCCATTTTCTTTTTACCTTTCTTTAGTCAATCAATGCGTATTCAGAGCCCCAGCTATCAGAGCGGGAGGCGGCAGAATCATAGGCAGCAAGCACGGGGCTTCCGGCCTGCTTGTCTTTGCTTTGGGCTTGGTAATCTTCCATAGCAGCATCAAAGCGGGCCAGGGCATAAGCTTCTGATTGGCCGTCTAATTTGGCCTCGGGGCGCAGTTTGGCAACCACGTCCTTTTTGACTTGGAGTTCAGACTTGCCTTTGAAGGCGTAATCTTTGCCCAAAATAGGCTTGAGCTGTTCGCGCAGAGCAATGGCCGCATCAATGCGGGCGTCGTGGTCTACAGCTTCCAGAGCTTTGATTTTTTCTGCTGCGTCATCCAATTGAGCCTGAGCTTTGTCTGCCCGCTCTTTTTCGGATTGAGCTGTTTTTTCTGAGGCGTCTACCTTTGACTCAAGGGCATCAACCGCCATTTGCGCGGCCTCTTCAGTTGAGTAGGTCTTGCCATCAATGCGAATCTTTTCCATTTTGGGCTTCTCCCGTTTGTGATCTTTTTTTTCTTCTGTTGGAATAACTTCTAATTCGATCTCTACCGCGTCAAAGCGGGCTTGATCTTCTTCTGAATCGCGCTTGATTGCAGCGCCCGCACCGGCTCGGCCTCTCCATTCAGAGGCGAGATGGTTGTATTTAAAAGGCTTGGTCTGAATGGCGTCGTATGGGCCAAACTCCGGGTGAACGCCGGGGGTATTGTCGATGCCGCATGAATAGCCGCATGAGACCTGCTCTTTGCCTGATTCGATGTCTCTGATTGCGGCCTCATCGTAGACTTGGACTCTGGCCCTGGTGTGAATCCCATCGGGGGCTATGTCGTGCTTGCCGTAAACCACGCCGGTCTGGTGCTTTTTGGTGTTTCTGCTGTTGAGCAAATACGGCGGGTGCGAGTTTGTATGCGGCTTATTCTCAAGCGTCGCCATGATTTCGGGGTCATGGATCAGCTCTTTTGGCCGCAGCTCTCGGCGGGTCGTGCCGTCTTTATTCAGATAGAGAAAAACACCGGCTTTGGTGGGATAAACTTCTGCGTCGAGATAGCCGGTGTCGGCGTCTTTTCTCCAGGCAGAATCCATCCGACAAAGCGCGGTTCGCGTTTCGGTTTGCATTATTCAGTTTTTCGGTGGGTTTATTTTAAGGTCTTGAGGTGACGACGCACAAAATCCAGGTCGTGATCGGTCACGTCAGCACCGGCAACGACAGCCTTTAAAAAGGCCTTGTGAGCATCAATAGCAGGCTGAAAGTCTGCCTCTTGCCCTTTGGAGCGGGCATACTTCACAGCGCGGCCCATTGCGGCTAATTCTTGAGCGGTGTAGGGCAATTCAGGTTTAGGCTGATTCGGATCCGCTTGGGTTTCCGCTTCCGTCTCCTGACTCTCCGCTTCCAAGATCTCCACTTCCAGTTCCGATTTTTTCACTTTCGCCATTGGGTAAAGTCTCCTGTTGATTGATTGGGGTGAGCAATGCTATAAGCTGCTCAAGATTCAGTGATTCAAGTTTTTTGCGGGCATCAAGATCAAGTGCTGGATTCAGCACAATCTCTGAGCCCTCAAAGAAGGTGGCTGCCTCTGCCTGAGTCAGAACAGCCTTGCCGCCGGTTAATTTGTGGATCGCATTGGCCAGCTTTTCAAGAATGGCGGCCATCTGTTCTTGACTCATGCTGCTGAGCGGATTAAAGATAAACTCGATGGAATCCAGCCCAACAAGCGGGGCAAGCAGGGCTAAAAACTCTTCGATTGGCTCTCTGATTTCATCCTCTTGGTAGCATTCGACGTATTTATTCAGGTCACGGTCTTGGCTTTCGCCCTTGCCTTGGCCAATGCCGCCGCCGGGCGATTCTCCCAGCAAATAGCTGTGAGGCTGACCAGAGACGGCCACCACTCTGCGCTCTAAGAGCCTGATTAGGTCTGAAACGCCTGTAATGTTGGTGGTTTGCCGCTGGTAGTCGTCGTCTTTGTCCAATACCAGCTTATTTATGAGGCTTGTCGCCTGAAGCATCGCATCCATGCGAGCATCAAACCTTTTTTGAAACTCTTCTTCGCATTCGTTTAGAGATATATTGTTCAAGCCCTGCAGCCTGATAACGTCGCGGATAATATCTTTAACGATGTTCGGCAGCAAGCCATAAGCAGAACTAAGATCTTTAAGAGGGTCAAAAGCGCGCTCTAATTTGCTTGGAGGCCAGCAATCATTCATTAAAAGCCAGTCGCTTGAGGCTTCGGCCCCAGGAATGCGGATCAAGCGACTCTTGTGAACCTGAATTGATTCACTTGTTCCGCTGTCGTGCTGAATGTCGATTCTGTACAGCTCATGCCGCATAGAGCGCCCGGTCACGATTGGGGCGATATACCCCCGCTCTATCACCTCGATTCCGTCAATGCTTTTGATTGCCTCAAAATTGACCGGCTGATCTTCCTCTTGACCATCGTTGATCATGACATACAGCAGAGCGCCATAGGCGTTGTTAAGTTTCAGAGCGCGTTTTAGCTTGTTTCTGAAGCCGGTATCTTTGATGATCTGATTGATTTTGGCTTTGATGGCATCGTCTTCGATTGTGGGAAAAGAAATCCACTTGCGCAGGCCATACGTCGGGCCGGTGTCTACAAGTTTCCAGGCAAGCTCATGGGTGGCGTAAAAGTCATCCATGACGGCTTTAGATACTTTTTGGCCACCAATTGCCCATTTAGTCTGCACGCCATGATCGCGCTCTGTGTTGTAGCCCGTAATCACATTTTTAAACTTGTCAAAGCGGGCTTTTACTGATTTGATAAAACTCATTCTGCCTCTTAAAGTGATGACGGCTTATATTCTGTGAGAACCTTAAAGGCTCCAGAGCAGGCGTCTACAATATCGTCGTGAACGCCTTTTGATGGGAACGCAACCAGCTCATTGATCAGCTTGTCAGTCCACGGGGCCTGCATGACCATGACATTACCTGTCTCTACGCCAGAACTCAGCGGCTCTGCTCGTTTGAGCTTGCTCTTGCGGTCTGTGCTTTCGCCTTTGGCCCTGTGGCCTGCTAAAAGGCGGGTGAAATAGGCTACTTGTGATTTGCCCGCTTGCCCTGGGTCGGCTTCAATGCGAGTGAACACCCGGCCATATTCGGCCCGGTCTGCCTCGGCGGTTGACTGTATGCGTTGCTCAACCTCAAGCGGTGAGCCTCTGAAGTGGACAAGATCGAGAATGAAAAACTGATTCTGTTTTGTCTTGAGCATGAGAGCGCCAGCGGTATAATCCGGGTCATTCTTGGGCCTGCCATCGATCTGAATCTCTTCAGTTGCGGCCAAATCCCAATACCTGACCAATTCGGCCCAATCCTGCTCTTTTGGGAGCCGGTGAGAGATGCGGAACCAATCCCGCTTGAACATATTGCCAGCGCTGGGCTTGATCAACCAATCGCCGTAAAGCATCCTTTGCCGCTCGATAAACGGCAGGTTTTGCAGTTCTGTTTTGTAATCAGGGAGGTGGGGGTTATCGTCAATCGAAGCGGGAATAAAAGAGACGCTGAAAGGCTCATAGCGCGGATTGTCTTTGCGGTTCTTGTCGTACAGCCGCTGAAACTCTTTGGGGTTCAGATGCCACCAGACATATTCGTCCGATTGCGTTTCGCGGATCATGTAATAAATCTCGCCCGCTCTGCCCAGAACAGGAAAGCGGGTTTCTTCATCCAACCAGGGCAGAATCAGCCTTTTAACAAAACTGTCGGGGTCTGGGTTGCAGGCCCCGCGTGAGTATGTTCGGGCACCGCTGACTGTGCGCAATCGGCCATTAAGAAAGAAGAACTGACCTTCGGTAAACTGAGTCACCTCATCCCAGAGAATACAGGTATATTCTTTGGATTGGTGATCATATTTAGTTTCTTCAAACTGAAGCCCTGCAAACTGGACTTTGTAGGGCGTTGGCCATGTCCAATAATACTCAGAGTTGTTATCTTTGCCATCAATCAGCGGATAAATCAGCTTTGACTTATCCCAAACACCGCCAACGCCTTTGATATGAGGCATCTCGCGGCGAAAGTAGATCGCATTGGCACCAGGCACCTTGAAATTACGGATAGCCTCAAGCAAAAGTGCGTGAGATTTTCCGCCACCAGCTGCCCCGCCATAGATGCAGATCTGGGCTTTATTCGCTAGGAACTGGGTCTGCCTGCCAGGGTTTGGGCGTATCCTCGTCAGGTTGATTTGAGGGGAGTTCAACCTGCACGACCTCTTTGATTACTGTAGCTGTGAGGTCTTGTTTGACCTCTTTTTTGTCTGACCAGCCCGCGTTATTCTTGAGCCAAAAGATTTGTTTCGTGGTCTTGTCTTTGGGCTCAATATCAAAGCTCTTAAAAGCCTCGTGATAAAAGGTCTTTTTAGCGTGAGCGGTGCCCTTTGCGCGTTTTTGCTGTGAGTAGGCATCAAAATTGACTTTATGCTCAGACTCGCAGGCTCTATAAAGAGTCATCGCAGAGATTCCGAGCATTTCAGCTATTTCTGTCCCGTCAAGTTGCGCCTCTAAAAGGTTGTCAACTTCTGACCAGTCAATTATCTTTTTTGGCCTGCCGACCGTTCTTTTAGGCTTCGGCTTCTTTGGCGCGGCCATGCGGCTTTATTTCAGCTTTTTCATTGCATCGCGGCATTCTTTGAGAAATGCGCGGCAGTTGGCCACTTCGGGCACGCTGTTATGCTTTTGGCTCAAAGCAATGCCGTTGGGGTTCAGGTAAGCGGTCGCGGCATCAATGCCAGTTTGAAGCAGCTTTGTGGCCTCTTCTTTTGTGAGCTTTTTGCCTTCCTCTTGAACTGCCATCAAAGCAGCGCGGGCATCAGTCCAGCCGTGTGGCTTGACAGAGGTAAATTTGGGAGCCTCGGCGGTGGGTGCTTCGGCTTTTTCTTTGGTTGCCATTGTCGGGGCTCCTAAAAGTAAGGGTAAATTTTTTTAATGAGTGCTTTGATCGCATCAGTTATGCGGTCTTTTGACGCAAAGGGCAGGGCTAAAAGGGCAAACTCTTCGGCCCTGATTTGCCTTTGACGATCTGACAGCGCTTTGAAGTCAAGCCCCAGATCTTTTATGTCCCAAATGGGCTGTTTAACCCAGCATCCGAGGCAGTAAATCTCTGCTTTTTCCAGTGAGCTGACAATCTGCACCAAATCCGACCAGCCTAGACACTCCGAAAGGTTCTGTCCTGTGGTTGGGTTGGGCTTGGCGCGAACTGACGTCGATTTCTCGTAGCCCATGCCGGTCAGGTCAATTCTGTCGAGCTGATCCAGGACGCGGGGGTCTGAGTGATACAATTGAGCGATCAGCGCTTTGAGTTCGCGCAGGTCTATTGGCGGGGGCGAGTTATCCCGAATCCGCTTGATCAGAGTCAGCTTGTTTCGGGCTGTTTTTCGAGTCAATCTCTTTGCCTGCTTCTGTAGACAACTTTGCACGATAATTTAATTATTCCCGCTTTCCTCTTGACATTCAATCTTTTCAGCTTCATTTGTGACCGTATTGGTCACATCTGCGGCCCATTGTCTTATTTTCTTTGCAACGTGAATGCCAAAACCGGGGGGCGGCGTGCGCTTGCCTGTTTCGAGCATTTTAACGAACGACTTGCTATAGCCAATGACTGCGCCCATTTGACGCTGACTGAGATCGAGCGCGGATCTGACTCGCTGAAGATCTTTACCGTCCACGGTTAATCGCCTTGAGCCTGCGCCGCTTGACGTAAACAGGATCGCCCGGCTCCCAAATATCTGCCAAATGAGAGTAGGCGTCTGATTCTGCCCATTCGACAGATTCAATATCAAGAGCGTCTAAAATCTTGTATTCTTTGCCGCCAACTATTTCAATGTTCACCCCAATAACCCTTCAATCTGTTCAATTACGCCTCTGATTGATTCGGGGGGCAGGATAACTCTTGGCGGCTGAATCAGGGCCAAAATGGCTGCCGCTTCCTGCCTTGTAAACCTGCAAACAATTGACCCATCTTCGCTATCAACAGGGATCACGTCTTTGCAAAGCCATTCCTTGATCTCTTGTGAGTCTTCTATTTGGCCATAAAAATACCAATCTTTGCCGCTTAAACCGGGCTGAGAATAAGCAGCAATCAGCTTGCCTGATACTTTGTGCTTAACCTTTGACTCTTGCCCAAGGCCTTTTATAAATCTGTACTCAATCGGGATAATCACTACAGCCCATACCGCCCACTTAAAGCCTTTTCACCGACGCTCTTGGCGTGCGCCCAGCCAGCTCTCTCAGGTGCTTCAGGCGTTCGCCCTTCATGTGGCCGCGTTTTGCAGGCGCTTCAATTCACGGGTAAAGTATTTCACTTCGCGCGAATCGGGGGCGCTGGGACGGGCAATGTTTAGATAGGCCTGAATTTTATCCATGGCCTGTTGGCGCTGGCCTGGGTCTTTGTCCGCTTGGGCAATGGCTTCCTGTAGGTCTGCGGGGGTGATAACGATGGACGCGGGGGCCGGGTCGTCGCTCACCGTGATTTCTGCTTTTACTTCTATCGGCCCCAAAGGGGAGTTCAAAGATTTTGGGTCTTTTGGAGCGTCACCAGACAAATATCCCTCAGATTCTCGGTAAAATTTTGGGGTCGACATATTAATAGTCTCCTTGTGTTTTGGTATTCAGTGCTTTTTGGCCCACGCTGCGCGCAGAAGCCACTTGTTGAGCGAGGAACGAGTCCCCGCTCAGATATTGCAACATTTGAACTATGGTTAATCTCAATCGCTGCTTATCTTTTTCAGCCTGTGCCCAAGCTGCTTTGTATTGTTCCAACTCAGAGCGCATTAAATCAGCCTCGCCGCGTGGGCTCATGGTAAGTCCTCTCTTTCTGGACCAGGCTCGTCGTGCCATTCCTGCGCCACATTTCGCCCTGCTTTGAGGTCGCTTAACTGCCTGCGCAGAGAGACAATCTCAACCGCTTGGGTTCGGATATGCTGGTCTTTATGCTCAATCAGAGCTGCTTGCTCTTTGAGCTGGGTCATGTAGTTGTTAATGTCCGATAGGCCCGCAGCTCTGAGCATGTATTCAGCCTGATCAGCCCGCTCTGTGGCTTTTGTGCATTGCTCACGCAGGTCTTTGATAATGCCTGCCTGCCTCTGCACGTCTGCCTCAAGCCGCTCGACTCGCTGCCCTCTGAGATCTGCCAGGATTGCGTGAGATTCGTCAGGGCTGTGGTGTGTCAGTTCTGGATTGCTCAAAATGTCACCCCTCGTTATTTCTCTTTTTATTTTATCGTATCAGTGATACAGTGGAAAGTATCAAAACACGATTGGGCTTTATTGCCAAGTCAGTGTAAGCGAAGGAAACGCCGCCCCGGATTAACGTCCGGGGTTTTTTAATGCAAAACCACGCCGGTGGGGTTAAGTCTAATCTGTGTATGCTTGCTGATTCTTGCGCACAAATCAAGGCCCGCACTTCCATACGTTGCGTATCTCGGGGTATGCAATTTTTTTTGTAGCACCTTCGACAAATTCTATTTTAATCTGATTTTTCGTATCACTCATTCTATGGTCTATATTTTGATTTTTATTTTTAGTTTGGTATCAACATTCATCTTTTTATTCTGCGCTTAAATTTGGCCCAATAGACGCTGCGATAGCTATACACATCCGCTTTGCATCCTCTGCACCTTTCGCCACCGCGCAGAAATACCCCACTGATCCGAGGTAATCCATAACCTCAGTTTGTTGGGGTGAAACCTTGCCCCCGCCTTGCTGCTTCATTTCAATCCAAAATAACCATGCGGGGACAAACAAATCAGGCACACCAGGCACTAATCCCTGCTGCTTCAAAAGCTGCTTACCGC